GGTCTTTCCATGGCGCGTGCAAAGTTGGCCAGGCGTGGGCTGATATGAATCTTACCCTTGGCCCAGGCCGACGTTGCTGCCGCCTTGCTTCCCAGGTAGGTGTGCATCTCTTCGATGGTCTTGAAGACACCACGGAAGTCCCAGTTGTCGGATGGTCCGGTGTATGGCAGCTGAGTCTTGATGACTCCTCCCAAGGAGATAAGGTAGTTATTGTACTCCTTAAGGAGGTACTCGTTGATGTCTCCATTGGTAAATTCTCCGCAGCTCGCAAGACCTGAAGAGTTCTTATCAATGGTGTATTGGAAGGGCATAGCCAAGCTCTTCACTGTGCCATCAGGCCCCTTGTAGGTAGTAGGGTGGTTGATACCCAGTCTGCGGACAATGCCGCTAGGAGCATCAGAGATCACATGCACTGACTTGTTCCACATTCCTGTGGGTTTCAGTACAGTGTTGGTAACGATGACGATAACAGACTTCTCATGGGTAGTGTTGATCCAGGAGAGGTAGCTCTTATGCTCCTGCTGGGGAAGGGTATCATCCACTATGTAAATAGCGGGGGCCTTCACGAAGGGCTCATCAAACGAGTAGATGTAGCGGATGGGGAGTTTGTATCCCTGGTTGAACAGGCTGGCCAGGACGGTTGCATCAGCAGTTTTTCCCACTGAGGGTGGGCCCTGGTAACGGACGACAAAGAATGTTCGCCCGGCGTTGGGGACAAGTTGGAGTTCCTTGGTCCTTGTCTGGATGTAGTCCTGGGGGTGCAGGCTACAGGCTCGGGTGTTCAGGTAGTTGAGCTCGCGGGCAATGAGCTGGGACTTGATCTCTTTGATCATTTGGTCCACGGTCATCACTTCCTTGCTGCTCTCCGGGAGTACCAGGGAACTGTCGTTGGTTCGATAGAGGTTGACGGTAAGGTGAGAAAAGTCGGGCTTCCTCCACGGGCAAAGTTGGTTACGGGAGGGGTTGTTCGGGTCGACAATCTCGAACCGGAGGAATCGATCCCACAGCGCCTCAACTCCTTGCTGGCTGCAAGAAGCAGTGAGGTTCGGGGACAGCACATTGGACGTCAGGAAGACAGCCTTAAAATTGGCTGGCTGAACCTTATGCTCAAGAGCTGCTCCGGGCATGTTGAAGGGGTCTCCGGATATGATACCGGTCAGTTTGGGCAAGATGGGGTCCTGGTCCCTGTAGAAACCGAACTCATTGTAGATTCCCACATGCTGCATAGCATAGGGAGCGAAATGAGCACTGTCGTTGTTCAGGGAGAGGTTGTACTGGTCCTTGGAATATTTGAGGTCGGAAGCGATCTTATCCCAGATGTAGGTGATGAGGGATGACTTTCCGACAGCCTGTTTTCCACACAAGTACACGCCGACGGTTTCTTGGCGTAGCTGTGCGGTTAGCGCCTCACGAATGCTCGCCAGTTTAGTGTTCAGAACACTAACATGGTTGACGAGGATGGTGCAGGCGCTGCGCAAGGACGCAGAGGTCTTGGGGGTAACTCTCTTGGAAACCACAGGGATGATGTTGTTAAGCATCTCCTGGAGTTCCTGGTAGAGTTCCGGCTTGGTGATGTACTCGTGGTAGGGGGTTGAGGCCAAAAAGATGGACCTCTCGGCATAGGTGGTCACTTCCTTGAAGTAAGCGGCTTCACCGGTGATGTCCAAGTGGCATAGATCCTCAAGGACAAACTTGGTGAATCCGGTCACGCTCTTGGTGATGGTCTCATTGGCTTTAATCATGGAACCAGTCTTAAGGATATGCTCGACGTCGAGCACCTTAAAAGAGGTGAGACCAGTGATAATCACGAGCATGGCCTGCTGGAACAGGGTAGCGAGCCACTCGAACGAGTTAGGGGTCAGCTTGTCAACAATGGTTTTAATAGCATGTTGAACAGCTTCCATAGCTCGCTCTTTGGAGAAGGTGATGTTGGACGCTTTCAGCAATACATACATATTGGCGACGAAAGCGTTCAACTGGGTCAGTAGCACAGCCCCATGTAAAACACCACCAATGGCGGTGGTGTTGAACATGGCTGCTGCGGAGGTGATCAGCCCGAGAAGTGACGCGACAAGAGATGAACACACGGAGTATGTTAGAGAATCTACTACCTGTTTAGATAGTACACTCTCAAGTAACTCCGTGAGCACTTGAACGAACTTCATAGTGTCCTCGGCGGGCACCAGCGGGCGATCGTTCGACGCATCAGGGCTTGGATGGTCCGGTAGACGAATCTGGGGGTCGGCCTTAATGTCCGTCTGTGGTTTAGACAGAGACATCTTGGTTTGGAATTTGGAAGTTCCGGGGTGGGGTGGCACTTCAAAAGGTGTGTTACTAGCTTAGTGTGTGTGTGCGTTGTAAGTCGGAATGAAGTGTATAAGTATATATCAGCAATCGTGTATAACAGATCG